CGGCGTTGGTCTTTGACCGGTGAGGGCCGCTGTGACGCCCCCGGAAGTTGTGACAGCGCCTTGGGAAATGGCAATTCCCTGCCCCGTAAGGGCAACGGTGACAGCAGGTGACAGGCTACCTTGAGCGGCAGTGACCTGTTGGCCCGTCAGGGTTGCGGTAACGCCACTATCACTTACAAACCCTGCGAGTAATCTGGTCAGCATGCTAGGTCACTCGCGGGCGGAATATTTGGTAACTTGAGCTATAAACCTGCAGCGCCTCTGCCGCCGAGAGCGCGCCCTTGAAAACAATAAAATCCTTTATCCCGCCATTAAACCATCGGGGGGAAGCGCCCCCCAGCCGCTGGCCTATCGAGTGGTTTCCGGCAGCGGGCTGCCCCCAGTTTTCACTCCCAGTCGTGGCCGCTGTCACGTCAACGCCGTTGAGGTACATGGTAAAACTGCCACTTTTATGCACTACAACTAAGTGATTCCACCCTGCGGGGATGCTTGCAAACGGATAGCCGAGTGTTGCGGGGCTGGAGCCGGAGTTGATAGATAAATTAAGATTCGCGGGGGTATATCCCGCTATCGCGTTGTATCCAGAACCATTCAGAGAATAGATAACTTGAGATACAGATGTGGTTTTTTCAAACCAGCAGGAAACGGTCAGAGGATACCCTGCAACCAGGTTGGTTGTCGGCAGGGTAATGTATGCCGAGGAGCCGTTAAAGTTGAGGGCCCGCCCCTTGGGTGTAGCCTTGGGCACGGCTGCCGTATTGGTGCCAAGTCTACCAGATACAGAATCGTAGGTGTGCCCTGCGAGAGTGCTCGCATAAACCACCTTGGCTCCGAGCGGATTCCCCCAGTCAATCCCGACCGGAATCTGCGGCTGCTGCGTCCATATACGAGGACGAAGAATCGCCGTCATTACGCGCTCACGGCTGAAATCTCAGAGGTGTATACCGCCCCGGAAGTCAGCGCCACGCCAAGATCATTCTTGAGCACAATCTTGAGCGAGTAGGGACAGAATCCTAGTGCATTGGCGACAGAGAATGTTCCCCTCTGCGTTGTGGTGACGGAATTCATCGGAACTGTGCCGAGGAAGCGTAGATTCGGCTCATCCGTGGTTGTCGTGCCACTCTCCGGGCCGCTGCGGAAGTTCGTGCCGTCGAGTGATTCCTTCACGAACACGGCAACCTGCTTATTGCCTGCGGGTGTGTTGGTCGTGGCGCACTCCACCTCGATGATTACATCCAGCGGATCATTGGTCGCGGGAGAATAAGCCGAAGTGGCGACATAGGTCGCCGATGCTAGCGTACTGAATCCGGTCGACGTGAGTGCAGTTCGGGTTCCGACAAGTTGCGTGATCGTTGCCATTTACATGCCCTCCAAGGCGCGCGAAACATCCTGCGCTGTTATCACATCGGGCTTGATTGCCAGTCCCTTGAGCGCATCGGCCTGCGCCTGTGTCAGCACGGAGGGAACCAGCGAATCCAGCGTGGCGAGTACTAGAGGAGAGTCGAGGCGCAAGGTGCCGCGCTCTAGCAATGGTTTTACATACCGAAAGTCGGGCGCTGTATAAATCGCATCTAACAGGGCGTTCCCCGTGGCAACGCCCAAGGTATCCAGAATTCCCCCGATGCCAATCTCGGTCGGCTCCAGCCGCGTCCGGCCAACCGACAGGGCCTCTGCGATTGCGCCATCATCCCGATTTTTCAGGTCAAATCCTCGGGCAAGGATTTCGTCGCGAAGGGTAGTCATGGTTTAAGCCAGACGAAGCAGGCCGGTAGTCAGGTCGTTGGTCGGCATCGTCAACGTGAAGGTCGCAGCCGTCACGGTGGTTGCACCGAATGTATTTACGCTCACGGCATTCTTGCCAGCCGCCGTATCGTTATAGATCATGACGCAATCGAACGAAGTGGAAAGCGTCACCGTGCCGTATGCCAGCGAAGCCGATGGTGTCCAGAAGGCCACCACGCCAGTGCCTCCGGTATTGGCGGGTTCGGTCGCATTGGTGACTGCAATACCGCCCGCCGTGTATCCACTGCCGGAAACTTCGCCGGTAGCGGTGTAAGCGGTGCTGTCAGCATTGATCGTCGCCGACGCCAGATACAGTGCTGCCTTGAACGAATCTTTTGCCGTGGTGCCGCGAACAACGGAAGTGCCGAAGGCATGCAGGCCTTTCAACAGGTCTGTCCTGAAGCTTTTGGGAATTGCGGTTGTGTTTGCCATGTCGTGATTCTCCTAATTAAATAAGTTTACAATCTTGCCTGCTGTGTGGAAGATTCCTGCCCGGCCTTCATCATTACGTGCACGGCCTGCTTCACAATCTCATCATCAAGCGTGTACGTTTCAGTGAATTTTATACATGTCTCCAAGTCTTCCCATTGGTGCGAATATCGCAACGCGGAAATAGGCAGGTTGCCCTTGGTTGTGAAAATCAACGGTTCTTCTAGCATAAGTAAGGTCTCCTATAAAGGCTATTAGCGAATGTGAATACAGCTTCGACCGGCGCATCCGACTGGTAGCGATACACCTCTGTTCCGGTGGCTGCTTGCGTGACGAGGTAGGTGGTCATCTCGACCCCATCCGCTCGATAATCGAATTTTTTGATGCGCTACCAGAGCTCGATCCGAAATAGTAAGCCAGTACACTCGCAAACCCCGTCCCAAGGCTGCCCAGCATGACGAGCAACGCATCGCCGCCTTTTTCCGGTGTTCCAAACTGGAGCATGTACGTCAGGACGCCGAAAAATCCAAAAGTCAGCAAAAGGGCCAGAAGCCCCGGCACCCAATCCTTGACCGCGATTTCACGGGCGCGCGCGCTGCTGCGGTCTTCCACATCCAGCTTGGCCAGTTCGATCTTGTTGGTTTCTAGGAATTTCCTGAATTCAATCTCAGCGATTTTCAACGAGGCGATCTGGTCGGCACTCATTTTTCCGCTATTCAAAACCTCGCTCACAGCCTCGATGGTCTTTTCCTGAATGCCGAGCTTATCCGCAATGAATGAAGCCGCCGCACCACCTAACGGCCCGCCTAGCGCCGTCCCTAAAAGTGGGGCCAGAGCCTTTAGCCAATCCATGTCATTCCCCCTTTGCCATCATGGCCGCCAATCGTTTAGCGCGTTCGCCCACCTGCGTCGCCCATTTGGATGCAAGCATGCCCCCCGCCGCATCCGCGTAGCGTCCTGCCTTCATCGCCGCCAGCGTGTTCTTGAATCCCAGCAACCCGGCGACGCCCAAGTTAAACGCCATATTCACCACGACGCGCTGGCGTACATCATTCAGGCTTCGCCACCACGGAATTGCTTTGTCCAGCGCCGCAGTGGTGCGCGCAATATCGTTATCCAGCAGGTGCATCGCTTCGTCCTGGCTAATCCCTACATCGTCCAGATTGCGACCAATGCCGATGGTGAGCTTGCCTACCGTGTCACGATAGGGTTTAAGCCTTAACCCTTCGTCCCGCGTCAGCTCTATTTTCAAATCTAGGCTTTGCATCACTTTTCTTCCTTGCTTTGAATTGATCCAGTCACCGTCTGATCCCCGGAACGGAGAGTGATGGTCTTGTTTCCTGGCTGCGACTTGGCGTCCACTTGGAAAGCGCCCGCCTCAAAGGTAATGGGGACGGTGATATTGGGCGGCGCAGCGGGTTCTTTATCTGCGGTCTTCGTCTCTTTCTCGCTTGGTTTCTCTGCGTTCTTCGCCATCTGCTCGGCCTGTTCTGCCAGCTTTGCTGCATCCTCTGCCGCCTTGGTCGCTTCCTGGGCTACCTTGTTCGCCTCATTGACGGCTTGGCTCATTTCATCCAGTCTTTTCATCAGCCCATCTATTTGCCTTTCAGCCACCCCCTGAATCTCGGCAACGCGCTCACGACTTGCGGCCTCAATCCTTGCCGCCTGTATCTTGAAGTCTGCTTCTTTGTTGATTGCCATTGTCTTGTTGGCGGCCTCCATCTGTGCCTTGCGCAACTGTTCGGCCATGGATTCGAGCTTTGTTGCGGCCTGCTCTTGCACTTTGCGCAGGGCTTGCTCCATTTCTATGGAAGCGCCATTACCTGCGTTGGCACGAGCCATGATCTCTGCCACCTCGGCATTGAGCTTATCCACTTTGGCTCTTTGCTCAGCCATCGCCAGCATCGCAGAGTCTCTTTGCATCTGCAAGGCATCCGCCTGATCGCGCATCTGCTGCTCTGCTTGCTGCGCCTCTTCTGGTGTCATTGGCTTATTTTCGTCACGTTCCCCAGTGAGCTTGCGTATCTCGTCGGCGATAGCATCTTTATTCGGCATATCCGAATACTCGTATGCCATGCGCAAGAAACGGACAGCCAATTCAGGCGGAAGACTCGCAGCCAATTTCGACATGGTGTCAAACATGACCTGCCGCAACGTCCCCGCATAATCCTGCTCAGACACCACAAAATCTGCCGAGCTTGATGTAATGTCGTTTATATAGCGGACAGACCCATCCGGCTGAATCTCTGGCTCATTGACCTTTAACCACTCCATCTGGCCGCGTGTTCCTGTCAAACGAATAACCTTTTCCTCTGTGTAGAACTGCTCCACAAGAGAGAGTAGCTTTTCCCCCTGAATTTGAGTTGTCAGACGGTGATTGTCAAATGGCTCTGTTGTTGCAACGCTGCCCTGCATTTGTCGGGCTTTAATGGCCTCACCTGAAGTCGCATTGGTTTGCCGCCCCAGGTTCTCGTTATTCACCCCTGCAGCGCGCTGGATAGTCTGGGCATCCAGCGTCATCATTTGAATTTGCCCACTCGCAGCATCCGTGTCACGCCGTATACTGAATTCCTTGCCAGACTTCTTTTCTATGTAGCCATCTGGACGGTCAGCTTCTTCACGAGCCACATTCTTGTCTGCAACTGCGCCTTCATCGGCAATAATCTGATTAGTGGACAGCATGAACAGCGCCTTGCTTGCGCGCTTGTTCAAATCTTGCTGAATATCCCTTACACGACGAACTGCCCCATAAGGCAAGCGCGTGCGGCCATTGCGATAGCACCACAAGGGCGTCAAGCTGAACTTGTTGTGCCGATAGATGGATGCTCCCATCGAGAGCATGGATTCCTCGGTGAAGACTGCGAAATGCGTGCGCATCATTACACGCTCAACAATATCGGCAGGGTTTGTTTCCAGCGCTTGAACCAGCGCCGCATCATGTTCGGTGTAGTGCGCCCCCTTGAGCGCGCCATTCGCAATGATTTTTGAATTCGTCGGCTGGCGGATCTGGCATTCAATCAGCCTGATCCTGCGCCTGGATGCCTCTCCATGAATTCCCCCGTTGGACGAGTAAAGCGATCCGCTACTGACAATAGGCATGCCAAGATAGAACTCATCCGTTCCTGCCTCATCAATGCTGTCCACATCTACTATTGCGCGCCTAATCTGGGCCTTGCGACTTGGGAACATCATTTCCGCAACATCTGCATCTACCCAGCGCCAGCGAAAGATATAGCGCGCATCGGACAAATCCATGTCATAACTGGAAGAATCCCACAGCACATTGCGCCAATCTTCGTAACGCGAATACAGCACATCTTCCGATGGATCATTCCTCGCACCATCGTCCAGCCAGCCAACGCCGGACTTGACGGCATCAGAAAAAGCGCGAGAGCGTGCAAATGTCACATGGTTAATATCGGAAACGAACTTAAGCACCTTGGTCTTGGCATCCGCCGAATCAACATCATCCTCTGTCCTTGGCAACACCTTCCAGTCAATGCGCGTTCGCCGCTCCGTGCCGATCAACCAATCAACCATTGGCGCGACTTCATTGAACACCAAGGGCATTTGGCCTCGTCGAGTCACCTCCGCTTGATCTTCCGGACTCCACTGCAACCCGTCATAAAAATCCGCATCCAGCGCCATATCCATGCGATTAGCGGATTGCTTTGAGCGCTCATGGAAATACCAATCCATCAGCTTTCTGTGCAGCTTGCGCGACTCCTCGCTATCCAGTGGGTCAGCCGCCGCCTCCTTGGTCTGGTTCAGCGCTTCATCAATCGAATCACTGTAATGATCGCCTCCAACACGGCGCTTGACACCAATCTCAAATGGGTCAGCCATACGCGACCCCCTCGTCCTTCGTCAGCCGTATCTCTTCCTGTGCCATCAACGCGCCATCCGCGCGTAGCTGCATTTCACCAATCGCCGACCTCATCATCTCGCGTTCAGGCGCAGACGGCATCTCCAACAGGTCAGGGATCCCCTCAATGATGATTGAGGCCAGCTTGAACCAGTTGTTTGGTGACGGCTCCATGCCAAGCACTTCGGCAGCCGTTCGGCACTGGCGCGCCAAATAGTCATCGTTATCGTATTTGTAAGCAGCCGAATCCTTGAGGATGTACCAAGCCGCGCCCTTGCGGTAAGCGGGGATAAGAATCAATGCTCTCTCGTCATCAACCCATGTATAAACGGCAAGAAGATCGCCATGCTGGCGCGTGAGAAATGCTTTACTTAGGTCGAGGTTTGCACCCATAGACAACTCACTCCTAATGAATATAGGATAGAGTGCCACGCATGGCGCGAGACTTTGGCTGCTTGTCCTTACCTAGCCATACCTGAACCGCGCCGTATTAATGGCCTATTCTTTGATTTCTCGCCCTCATACCCCTGGGCGAATTGGCGAAACGCATCGGATGGATGAGACGCCCAGTCGTGCAATGGCGTCGGCTTGTAGTCGCCAAGCCTGTCATCCCATTCCTGCCGGTAGTTCTCTAGCCCAGCAATTCCATCAGCACACCTGTCCTCGTCGAAATAGCAAGAAGGAAACACTGATCGCGTCTGCTGAATGCCGATGATCAGGTTATTCACGCGATCAACAACCTCAAACCCCCAGTCCGGGGCC